TTTTACACAGATGCTAGCGGTAACCCAGTTAACGGTGGCGAACTTAACGAATACGGTCTACAAGCCGCATATAGTTTATTAGGTGTCAGTTCAGCGGCTTATGTTGCTCGTGCTGATTTAGATCTAAGCGAACTAGTTCCACAATCTAGCGCACCAGTTGGCTTGCCAGCAGACGGCACATATTGGTTAGACACTACTTCAAATACTTCATGGGGTATTTTTGAGTGGAATGAAACTACACAAGCATTTGTCAATAAAGTTCCTACTATCATTGATAATAGTAACATGGACATGTATCTAAGCGAAGACGGGATGACTCCTGCTTCTAACTTCTTAACTCCTGGTTCATACGTTGTTGTTGCTACAAGCACAAATGAAATCCAAACATGGTATAAAAACAGTTCTTCAAACTGGGTACAAATTGGTACTAACACAGAAACAGGTTTCACAGCAGGAAGCACATTTAGTTCTACAGTATGGCAAACAAGTTGGCCAGTTGTTACAAGTTCTATTGCAATTCCAGCAAGCCTAAGTTCACCCCCCGGCCCTGCAATTATTATTAACGGTCAGACTGTTACTTTACCTGGTCCAACTCTAACTCCAAGTACTCTTGCTACAAGTATTAATGCAATAATGCGTAATCAAGGTGTTAATGCTACAATTGGTACAGGCGGAGTCCTACAATTATTTGCTGATGCTACAGCATCAAGCAACGGCGCAAGCGGAGCAAGTGCTCAAGCAACTATGGAAGTTGCTACTATTGCTATTGCTAATAGCGGTACACACTATGCTGTTGGTAATATTTTAAATGTAATGGGTGGAGCAGGTACAAGTGCTACAATTCAAGTTACTGCTATTACTACATCTGGAGCAATTACTAGTGCTACTATTGTTAACTCAGGTGAATACACAGGTTCTATTCCTAATGCTGGCGGTGCTATTACAACTGCTAATACAACTGGTCCTACCGGTGCTACATTCAACTTAACATTCACCGTTGAAGCAATTAATATTGTTTCTGGTGGTGTTGACTATGATGTTCCTCCAACCGTTGGTATTGGCGGTAATGCTACAATTGGTACTGTTACTGTTTCAGGTGGCGCAGTTACAAATATTGCGGTAAGCAATCCTGGTAGCGGATATACAAGTATTCCTTCAGTAAGCATTCAAAATCCAAACGTACAAGACGGTAAGATTAAGATTCAAGCGGCCAATACAGGAACATCAACAACATTCTTGGCAGCGATTGGTTTAACTGCTGGTACATATAATCCAGTGACATTATTCCAAGGTCCGCATACTGCTTATCCAGATTTTAGTTCTACACCAAGTGGATCTGTTTATATCAAAACAACAAATCCAAATCAAGGTGCGTTCTGGGCAACAAAAATTTACAGCGCAAGCACAAATGCGTGGAATTTAGTCAAGGCTCCAATCTATGCTAAACCTGAACTAGCAATCGCTGGTTTAGATCCTGCTAAAGATGGTGCTAATATTGCAGTTGGTACACTATATGTTAAGGACAACTATGATGACGGTATTGGTCTAGCAAGCGAACCATCGCTAGCAGAATTCCAAATCTTCCGTAGAACATCTACTGGTCCTACAACTATTGTTTCACCAACTAAGATTCAAACTGTAACATTTACAAACACATCAACTTTTGATATTAAAGAAAGTTATCAAGGTGCGTTTATTAATACTGCTACAATTACAATTCAACCAGGTGATACATTATCGACAGTGGTTGGATATATCAATGCCGCAGGTTTACAATATACTTCTGCTACATATGATAACACACAATTTACTGTTACAATTACTCATAGCCTAGGTGGTGAGATTCGTTTCTTAGACGGAACTCATACTCCATTAGCAACTGCTCTTGGATTTACAGCATGGTCTAGAAATCCTACAACTGGTGTAACAGCAGGTACTACTAACTTCTATGGAGTAGGTATGTACGAACCAGACGGTTATACATACGAAGCAAGTAACTGGGCTCCACTAGTATTTGAAGCACAACCAACTGCTCCATATCTAGATCCAGAAGATGGCACATTGTGGTTCGATTCTCTAGTTGACGAAGTTGATATCATGTACCACAACGGTATTAACTGGGTAGGATATCGTGATTCCTCAGCATTCCCAGGAACAGATCCTAATGGTCCACAAATTGCTAGCGAGGCTCCAACAACACAAAGTGATGGAACAAGTCTAGTCAATGGTGATATTTGGATCAGCACAGCAGACTTAACCATGTATGGTCAAAACATTTATGTTTGGAACGGACAAACTCTAAAATGGGTTCAACAAGATCCAACTGACCACACAACTCCAAATGGTTGGTTATTTGCTGATGCTCGTTGGGCAACATCAGGTACAACAGAAACTGCTTCAACAATCAAAGCATTGTTAACAAGCAACTATGTAGATCCTGACAGTCCAGATCCAAGCCTATATACAAAAGGCACACGTTTATGGAACCTACGTCGTAGTGGATATAACGTTAAGAAATACGAAGCAAATTACATTAACCTCGAAGCCAATGGTGGCCTAAACTTAAGATACCAAAATCAAGTTATGGACGGAAGTGGCGGGGCTACTCCGTATGTAACAGCACGTTGGGTAAGCGTAAGTCCAAATACTCCTTTAGGTGTTGGATCGTTTGGTCAGGCCGCACAACGCAGTTTTGTTGTTAAGAGTTTGAAATCATTAATTGACACAAGTCAGGCAATCCGTGATACAGATACACTTGTATTCAACTTAATTGCTTGCCCTGGTTATATTGAAACACTTCAAAACTTAATTGGTTTGAATACAGACCGTGGACAAACAGCGTTTGTTGTTGGCGATACACCAATGACATTGGAACCAACAGGTACTGCTTTAAGCAACTGGGGTAATAATAGTGCTCTTGCTTATGATAACGGTCCTGACGGTATTGTAAGTTTTGACGATTATGCGGCTGTTTACTATCCAAGTGGATATACAACAGACAATACAGGAAACTATATTGTTGTTCCGCCAAGTCATATGATGTTACGCACTATTGCCGAAAGCGATCAGAAATCATATCCGTGGTTTGCTCCAGCAGGTGTACGTCGGGGTGCTGTAGACAACGTAAGTTCAGTTGGTTACATTGATGATATTGGAGAATTCCATCCAACAGCGTTACCAGAAAGCCTACGTGATGTTCTAGCAAATGTTAAAGTTAATCCAATTGCGACACTAACAGGATCAGGTATCATTACTATGGGTCAATACACTCGCGCTAATGCCGCAAGTAGTTTAGATCGTATTAATGTTGCTCGTCTAGTAGCATACATCCGTAGACAATTAGGCATATTGGCGAAACCATACTTGTTTGAACCAAATGATAAGATCACACGTGATGAAATCAAAGGGGCTGTGTCTAGTTTCTTCCTACAATTAGTAGGTCAAAGAGCAATCTATGACTTCTTAGTTGTGTGTGATGAATCTAACAACACACCAACAAGAATCGACCAAAATCAACTATGGGTTGATATTGCGATTGAACCAGTCAAGGCTGTAGAATTCATTTACATTCCTTTACGTTTAGAAAATACTGGCGCAATTAGTGCAGGTGGTTAAAATAAATATTAAGGACAAGGAGCAATAAAGATGGCAATCGCAAGTTTAAGCAGATTTACAGTACCGTTAGCAGGTAGCCAATCAGCAAGTGTACAAGGCTTGCTAATGCCGAAGTTAAAGTATCGCTTTAGAGTGACACTTCAAAATTTTGGTATAAGCAAACCAACAACAGAGTTAACCAAGCAAGTGGTTGACGTTACTCGACCAAACGTTACATTCGAGGAAATCGTAATTGACGTTTATAACAGTAAAGTTAAACTAGCAGGTAAACCAAGTTGGGCTGATATGACTCTAACTCTGCGTGACGATATGACAAACGCAGTAACCAACTTAGTTGGCGAACAGTTACAGAAGCAATTCGACTTCTATGAACAAGCAAGTGCTAGTTCTGGTATTGATTACAAGTTCTCAACTGTAATCGAAATGCTAGACGGCGGCAACGGAGCAGATACCGTTAACGTGCTTGAGACATGGGAATTAGATGGCTGTTTCTTAAGTGGTGCTGATTATCAACAATTAGATTATAAGACAAGTGAACCAGTTCAGATTGCCTTAACAATCAAATATGATAACGCAACACAACTTAATACAGCAGGTAGCCCACAAGGTGTGGGTCAGAACGTAGGACGTACAAGTGGCGTTCTAATTACTGGGCAAGCAGCCTAAGCCGGCAAGGGCTTAGTACTTTAAAAGACCCGATTATCGGGTCTTTTTTTACGACTAAATATTGTTATGTCTAATATAGCCGCAAACCAACCTACCTTAAGATCATACCAACACGCCTCTAGAATATTTGTCAGCAATACATATAGTCTAGCCCCTAAGGCTGGATGGCTCTTTTATGTAAGTTTTCAAATTAATAAAGCGGCGTTAGGTACAAGCGCAGGGGGAAAGACTTTAGGAACAAGTCTCTTAAATCTTGCTCAAGGAGTAAGTGGACAAGCAGGGGTTGCTGATGTATGGACAACAACTAGTCCTAATTTAGGAATGTTAGTTAAACAAACAGATTTACCCAAATTTGCTCCAAAGACAGAAGTGGTTAATCAATATAATAGAAAAACTGTTGTTCAAACAGGAATGACATATAATCCAGTCAACATGGTTTTTCATGATGATATGAGTAACGTCACACAAAAACTATGGACCTATTATTATCAATATTATTTTGGTGATAGTAATGTAACTACACCTTTAGGTGGAGCATTAGGTGGTGCTATTGGTAGTGCATTAGGTGGCGGCCTTGGCGGAGTACTTGGAGGAGCGTTAGGCAATGTAATTGGAGGCGGGGCAACATTGCCAGCGGCCAAATACGGAAATACAAAATACAATCCTCAATCTGTTATAACACCGGCAACAGCATATGGTCTTAATAACGGTCAAGTTGATCCTTTCTTTCAGAGCATAACAATATATCAATTAAACCAAAAAGAATATTCTTGTTTTACATTAGTGAATCCTTTAATTACACAATGGGATCATGATAGATTAGATGTAGCATCGGGTAACAAAGTATTAGAAAATAAAATGACAGTAATGTATGAAGCAGTACTGTACGGATACGGTAAAGTAAAAGCAGGAAGTAATCCTCCAGGATTTGCGTCAAATTATTATGATTTAACTCCTAGTCCAATTGCCGATGCTGGCAATGGAAATTACGACAATAGTGTAGATCCATTTAGTAAAGTTGGCAATAGCGGGGAAAGTACACAAGGTGGGTTAAGTGTATTAGGATCATTACTAGGCTCCCAGAATTTAGTTAGTAACGCATTAGGAGCAATAGGATTAGGTTCCGGCACACCTGGTGGATTAGGAAGTGTATTTGGCGGTTCAGCAGTGGCGGGTGCGTTAGGTGGTATTGGAACATTGTTTGGTGGGGGTAGCGGAAATGCTGGACCTACTGCTTCTGCGTCTAATGCTTCAGCAGGCGCAAATATTGCGGCTGACCTTGCTTCTGGAAAAATAACTCCTGCTCAAGCAAAGGCAATGTTAACTACTGGAGCCACAGGCGCTACCGGTCCAACAACTGGAGCAAGTGGTTCTGATACTGGAGCAAGTGGTGCTACTGGTGCTGATACCGGAGCAAGTGGTGCTACTGGACCAACTGATAGTAATCCTGATCCAACACAATCCGGTGGTGATACTGGAAACGGTAGTAACCCAACTACTCAAGATCAAACCAGTGGAAATAATCCAGATTCACAAAGTGATGCTAATGCTCAACAAACTAACTCTGATCAAACCCAAACTACCTCAGACTATACCGGTCCTAGGGTAGTCTATGCTCCAGATGGATCTAGTTCTCCTGTTGATGAGTTAGGTAATGTTGAAAAGACGTTAGTAAACGGAAGTTTTAATAGTTAATAAGAAATAAAAATGAGTAATTACATCTATAATAATGTACCTAATGAAAGTAAACCGTCAAGTAGCGATGCTACTTTAAATGTGTTTAACAATTATAATAGTTTGCCGACACAATTAAACAATTCGGCGTTAATTGCTATGACTGGATTTTTAGAAAAGAGAGGATTTAAAAATCCTAGTGCCGAAACTGTAGCCATTACTATCTTAACTCAGGCAAAGAAAGAAGGTTACGATCCGATGGCAGTATTACAAACACTACAGGGCGCATCTGATGCTACCTTAAGTACTACTGTGGCACAAATATTAAACTACAATCGATTTAAAACCAGTACACTTGGCATCGCAAATACAAATCCAGTAGTTGATGCCATATCACGTAATATACTAGTATGAGTTTAAAATTTGCCAAAGGTCACTATAAATTAACCAATCCAGAAAAATATCTTGGATTAGGTACCCCTATCTATCGAAGTAGTTGGGAATTAGTTTTTATGAGATTTTGTGATCATAACCCAGCAATAACAGAATGGGCGAGTGAATGTGTTAAGATTCCATATCGCGATCCATTAACAGGTAAAGGAACAGTTTACGTTCCTGATTTTTTAATCAGTTACTTAGATAAGAATCAACGAAAGCACGTCGAACTTATAGAAATTAAACCTAAGAATCAAGCAGTACTAGAAAACGTTGGAAAAAATCCCTATAATCAAGCACAGTTTGTACGCAATCAAGTTAAGTGGAAAATGGCAAAAGCATGGTGTGCTCAAAATAATTGTAAATTTAGAATTCTAACTGAATCTGATATTTTTACTATGAAATCCTAAAAAGAATAAGTAATAAACTATGACAAAAAGATTAGAAGAGGTTTTTAACCTTCCACCCGAAAAAAAAGAACCAGTTGTTTCTGAAGCAGATTTACAGGCTCCACCATCA